AAAATGATTGCGGAAAAGGCCAAAGAAGACTATTTAATGTGGCATTATACATATGAAGAATATGGAAAATGAAAAAGATGTTCAAGATGTGGTGAAGTTAAATTAGCTCATAATAGATTTTTTTCTAAGAATAATACTTCAAAAGATGGATTTTATAGTATTTGTAAACAATGTAGAAATAAAAAATCAAAAGAAGTAAAATAAGAAAGGAGTTGAATTAAATGGGTAATTTAAAAGCGTGTCAGAAGTGCGGCAAGGTCATGGATGAAGAAGCGCAATTTTATCTTCGTAAAGACGGAACCCGCATGGATTTATGTAAGAAATGTTTAACAATGCATATTGATAATTTTAATGAAGAAACTTTTTTATGAATTTTAAAAGATATGGATTTACCTTATATTCCAGAAGAATGGAATGTATTAAGAGACAGAGCTTTTGCTAAAAATCCAAATTTAAATGGTATGTCTGTTTTTGGTAAATACTTATCTAAAATGAAGCTTAAACAATTCAAACAATATGGATGAGAAGATTCAGAAAAGTTACAAGCTTTAAATGCGGAAAAGAAAAAAGCAGTTGAAGCTGAAAGAGAAAAATATGAAGAACATTTAAAAGAACAATTAGATAGTGGAGAGATTACTGAATCTCAATATAAAACTTTAGTAAGTACTTCAACTCAAAATCAAGAACAATTATATGCACAACCTTTTGTTACTGATATTGCTGATAATCCTTATGGAGATGGTAGTGATTTTATACCTGAAGATGATTTAGTAGACTTAGGAGAAGAATTAACAGAAGATGATAAAATGTATCTTGCTATGAAATGAGGTCGTTTATATAAACCTGCGGAATGAGTTGAATTAGAAAAAACTTATAAAGAAATGACAGAGTCTTTTGATATTCAAGACGCTGATACAATTAATACATTAATATTAATTTGTAAGACTAATTTAAAAATGAACCAATATTTAGATAGCGGAGATATTGAAGGTTTCCAAAAGATTTCAAAAGTAAGTGAAAGTTTAAGAAAAACAGCAAAATTTACCGCAGCTCAAAATAAAGATGATAAAGATGAGTATGTTGACTCTGTTGGAGAGTTAATTGCTATGTGCGAAAGAGATGGTTTTATACCTCGATATGTAACAGATGTTCCTCAAGATAAAGTAGATGCTACTTTAAAAGATATGAATGACTATGTTAAAAAGTTAGTTACTCAAGATTTAGGTTTTGGTCAACAAATTGAAGATGCATTAAAGAAAATTCAAATTCAAAAAGAAATGGAAGAAAGCCTTGACCAAGAAGAAATTGAGTTAAATGATAATGATTTTGAAGAATATCATAATGCTATTGAGGAACAAAAGCAATTAGATGAAGAAGAATTAGGTGATGAATAATGGCTTTAGCAAATTTATTAGAACTATCTTCTTCAAGAGCAAATGGTAAAATAGGATTATCAGAAGAACGTATTAAGGCGCAAATCCCTGTTATTAGACAGTACGTTGCCTATTGACGTGAATATCCTGATATGTTTGTTGAATTTTTATGCGGAAATAACCCTGAAAATTTTCAGTTGTATTTTTATCAAAGAATATTTTTAAGAGCGGTTATGCGCCATAAATATGCTTATGCAACTTTCCCTCGTGGTTATTCAAAATCATTTTTAGCTGTATTAGTTTTAATGTTACGTTGTGTATTATATCCTGGAGCTCACTTCTTTGTTACTACTGGTGGTAAGGAACAAGCGGCAGGTATTGCGCGTGAAAAAGCTGAGGAGTTAGTTAAGCTTATTCCAGGTTTAAAAAATGAAATTGACTGGTCAAGAGGTGCATCAAAAGCATCAAAAAATGAAGTAACTTATGTATTTAAAAATGGCAGTAAATTAGATATTATGGCTGCTCAACAAAGTTCGCGTGGTAAACGTGCAACTGGTGGTTTAATGGAAGAGGTTATTTTAATTGACCAACAACAATTAAATGAAGTTATTATTCCAACAATGGTTGTAGATAGACGTCTTGCGGATGGTTCAAGACATGAAGAAGAAGTTGCTAATAAATCTCAAATTTATGTTACAACTGCCGGTTGGAAAAATTCATTCTCTTATGACAAGTTAATTCAAATATTAATACAACAAATTATTAATCCTGGTGAGGCGATAATGCTTGGTGGAACATGGAGAATTCCAGTTATGGAAGGATTACAACCTAAAAACTTTATTCAAGGATTAAAATTAGATGGAACTTATAATGATGCTTCATTTTCAAGAGAATATGAATCTGAATGAAGCGGAGATGCGGAAAATGCGTTTTTCTCTGCAGAAAAGTTTGATCAACATCGTGTACTACTTCAACCTGAGAGAGAAGCTAGTGGCCGCAACAGTAAAGCACAATATTATGTGCTTGGGGTCGACGTTGGTCGTTTAAAGTGTACTACTGAAATTGTTGTTATTAAAGTTACACCACAAGTTCAAGGTCCTGCGCTTAAGGCTATTGTTAATATATATCCTTATGAAGCTGAAGATTTTGAAGTTCAAGCTATTAATATTAAAAGATTATTTTATAAATATAAAGCAAGACAAGTTGCAATAGATGCCAACGGATTAGGTGTTGGTTTAATTGACTTTATGACTAAAGTTCAAATAGATCCAGAAACTGGAGATGCTTTACCTGCTTTTGGAGTTTCAGGTGGAACTGCAGAAGATGTTATTGAATCTTATAAAAAGATAAGAGGACCTGAGGTTGAAAATGATGCTATGTATTTAATTAAAGCAAATGCGGCAATAAATACTGAAGCTCATACTTATGTTCAAACTCAAATGTATAGTGGTAAAGTTAGATTTTTAATTGATGAAAATCAAGCAAAAACTAAATTAATGTCTACAAAAGTTGGACAAAATATGACGCCTGATAAGAGAGCAGAAGAATTGATGCCTTTTACTCAAACTACTATTTTAAAAGACCAAATGTTAAATTTAGTAGAAGAAAATGAAGGTACTAATATTATTTTGAAACAATCTAATAAAGGTATTAAAAAGGATAAATTTTCTGCATTTGAATATGGAATGTATTATATAAAACAAGAAGAAGATAGAAAAAAGAAAAGAAAGAAAAGAAATATTGCGGAAATGGTATTTTACTCAGGAAGTTAAAAAGCTTTGGGCAAAATTAACTGATCGAGATGCTGAAATATTAATATAAATATAGAAATATTTTAGTATGTCTGTCATATCTGCGGAAATGGAGGTATACATGAGGGCGAGTAGAGGAGAAATTAAAATCGAAGAGGTTCTTCAAGAAGCTGGCTTAGTATTTGAAGAAGAATATTCTTTTCCAGATTTAGTAAGTACTAGCGGACGTCCGCTAAGATTTGATTTTGCTGTTTTTGATGATGAACATGAATTGATGTTTTTATTAGAATATCAAGGTATACAACATTACTCTCCTAAAAGTAAGTTTGGTGGATACACTGGACTCCGTAAACAACAATACAATGATATGAAGAAAAAAGAATATTGTCAAAAACATGGAATTATTTTATTAGAAATACCTTATACTGTTGAAGGTAGAATAGATTATGATTATATTATGAATTTATATTATGCAAAAGGTGGATATTAAAATTTTGACATAGAATAAAAATTATGATATACTAAAATAGAGATTAAGAAAAGTGAGGTGTCTATCTTGATTAATAGAAAAGAAGAAATAAAAAAGAAAGGCTTTAAAATGTCTTTCGTTGATAGCACCAGTAATTCTGAAACTCAAAACAGTTTTACTCCTGTTGATTTTTCAAAAATCAAGGTAGGAGCAAAAACATTAGAAGATGCTATTTTAGATCTAGGTAATTATCAAAAAGTTGATAAACGTTATTCTAGAAAAGAAGCAATTCTTAAATCTCTATATGATAATGATTATGCGGAAATGCGCGAAATATCAAAATTTTATTTTGAAACAAGCGGTATTTATTCAAGATTATGTAAATACATGGCTTATATGTATAGATATGATTGGATGGTTACTCCATATATCAATGAAGATACAGCAAGTGATAAAGACCAAAATACTGCTTTAACGGATTTCTATAAAATCTTATTATATTTAGATAATTCTGAACTAAAAAAACTTTTTGGAGAAATAGCATTAAAAGTTGTTAAGAATGGATGCTATTATGGGTATTTAGTACCTACTACAAAAAGAATTACTGTTCAAGAATTACCTGTAAATTATTGCCGTTCAAGATTTATTGTAAATGGACGTCCAGCAATAGAATTTAACATGAGATATTTTGACTTAGCATTTAAAGACACAACTCAAAGGGTTAAAATGTTAAACTTATTCCCTTCTGAATTTAAGAAAGGTTATATCTTATATAAAGAAGGAAAATTACCGCCTCAATTCGCAGGAGATATTGCTGGTTGGTATCTATTAGATACAGGTAGCACTATTAAATTTAATATCAATGGTGATGATGCACCATTGTTTATGTCTGTTATTCCTGCTATAATTGATTTAGACGAAGCAAAAGATTTAGATAAAAAGAAAATGGCTCAAGAATTATTAAAAATTATTATTCAAAAAATGCCAGTTGATAAAAATGGAGATTTAGTATTTGATGTAGATGAAGCACAACAATTACATAATAATGCAGTTGGAATGCTTAAAAAAGCTATTGGAATTGATGTATTAACTACATTTGCTGATGTTCAAGTTGCGGATATGAGTGATAACCGCAGTACTGCAACAACAGATGATTTAGAGAGAGTAGAACGTGGAGTTTATAATGAAGCCGGTGTTTCTCAAATGCAATTTAATACAGATGGTAATATAGCTCTTGAAAAATCAATACGTAATGATGAAGCATCATTATATAATCTAATTTTACAATTTGAAGGCTTTATGAATGATATGATTGAAAAATATAATAAGAAACCTAAAAAATATTATTATAGAGCGCAAATTCTTACAACAACAATCTATAATTATCAAGATATGGCAAAAATATATAAAGAACAAATGCAAGTTGGTTTCAGTAAAATGTTACCTCAAATTGCTATGGGTCAAGCTCAAAGTACAATACTTGCAAATGCATATTTTGAAAATGAATTATTAGATTTAGTTAATGTATTTATACCTCCTATGATGTCTAGTACAATGAATAGTGATGTATTAAATAGAGTAAATCAACAAAATAAAGAAAATAAAGCTAATGGCGGAAATAGCTCTGATACAGGTGGAAGACCTGAAAAATCTGATGATGAAAAGTCTGAAAAGACAATTCAAAATGAAGAAAGCCAATCTTAATTAAAAGTCAGGGCAAAAAAAGAAAAATCGTTAACCACTTTATTTATATATAAATAAGTGGAATAAGAAGAAAGGAATAGATAGTTATGATGCACCAATCAATAGCAACTATAGACTCTCCAGAGTTTATTAATCTACAACCTTTAGAGATTAACCCACTAATGAGCAGCTGTGAAATAAAAGTTTTATATCTAGGTGAAAATAGAAACCACAGTTATATTACTAAAGAGGTTGCGACAGAAATGGCAAAAACTCTACGTGGAGCGCCTATTGTTGGATATTATAAAGATGAAAAAGAAGATTTTAGAGACCACGGTGAAAAGATTATCTTTGATGATGAAGGCGTTAAGTTTGAGTGTTTAACTAAACCATATGGTTTTGTTGCACCTGATGCCAGAGTATGGTTTCAAAAATTTGAAGATACTGATGATTTTGGAAATAGGGTTACTAGAGAGTATCTTATGACAACTGGGTATCTTTGGACAGGTCAATATGAAGAGGCTAAACTAGCTATAGAAGAGGGAAGACCTCAATCTATGGAACTAGATGAAGAAACTTTAGATGGACGCTGGTCAACAAACAATAATACAGGTATGGATTTTTTCATAATAAATGATGCAATTTTTTCAAAGCTTTGCATTTTAGGTGAAGATGTTGAACCTTGCTTCGAAGGCTCAAGCATTACCGCACCAGAAGTAAGCAAACAATTCACTAAAATGGACGATGACTTTAAAAAGACATTGTTTAATATGATGCAAGATCTAAAACATGCGTTAAAAGGAGGATACAAAATGGAACTAGAAGATAAAAATGTTGAAACTGAAGTTACTACTGCTATTGAAGAAGAAGTAACTACTGTAGAAGCTCCTGAAGCTGAAACTGTTGAAGAAGTTGCTACTGTAGAAGAAGAAACTATTTCAACAGAAGATACTGATGATTCCATTGATGCTACTCAACCTAGTCAAGAAGAAGAATATACTGCTGCTAACGATGATAAAGAAGAATCTGAAGAAAATAAAGAAGAAGAAGAAGAAAGCGCTGAAGACACAGATAAAGAAAACGATAGCGAAGAAGTAGAAGAAAAAGGTGAAGAAGATTATTCTTTATTAAAACAAGAGCTAGAAACTTTAAAAACTAGTTATGCGGAAATGGAAGCAAAATATCAAGAATTGGTAACATTTAAAGAAGCTGTAGATAACGAAAAGAAGGACGCTTTAATCAATAGTTTCTATATGTTATCTGAAGATGATAAAAAGGACGTTATTGAAAATAAATCAAAATATTCTCTAGATGAAATAGAAGCAAAATTATCTGTAATTTGTGTTAGAAAAAAGGTTAATTTTGATTTAGAGGATACAGATAAAAATGAAGATACAGTAGAAGATGAAGTTATTACAACTTATAGTTTAAATGACGAAGGATCTGCTGTAGTACCAGCGTGGTTAAAAGCGCTAAAAAATACTAGAGATAGTAAGGAATAATTTTAATAAGGAGGATATAGAATATGGCTACAACTATTAAAAGAACTGGTTTTGGACAAGTTGAACCTAATCATTTATCTGCTCAAGGTAATAGACAAATTTATGCTCAATTACCATTAAAAAGCACTATAAATATTCTTGAAAATGGACAATTTATGAAATATGATTATGCTAACAACGAAGTTAACTTAACTGGTGATGGTGAATATATGTTAGTTTTCAACGAAGTAAAAGTTTACGACGAAAGAGAATCATATAAAGATTTCGCTATGATTAAGAAAAATTATGTTGGTGGAGAAATTTATCCAAGATTATTCAAAACAAATGTTGGAGATATTTATACAACAAACTGTGTAGGAGCAGCTAATACATCTAAAGATGCTGAATACGCAGGAATCGATTTAGAAGTAGGAGATAAATTAAAAGTTGATACTTCTACTGGATATTTAATAAAGGACAACGCAGTTGCAACAGGTATGATTTGGAAAGTAGTTAAAATTACTACATGCCCAGATGCAATTCAACCTGCTGTTAAGATTCAAAGAATAAACTAATTAGGAGGAGAAAAATATGGAATTAAAAGATTTAACAAAATTAGCTAAGATTGCTAGTACTGCAAAACCTTCTACTACTTATTCTTTTGAAGGAGAAAATTTTACTGCTTCAGAAATTAATGAAACTTTAAGAAGTGAGTTAAAAGCAATCGCAGGTAATTATCATTTATATGAACAAAATAAACATACAATCTTCGCTTTAGTAGAAGAAACTATCGATGATGTTCTTCCACAAAGAGTATTAGAAGAATATGGTATGTTCGCTGAAATAACTACAGTTGCTCAAGGTGACAAAGCTATTTTCAGACAAAAAGTAAGCGCAGCTTCTAGAAGAAGAGCTAAACAATTCATCACTAAAGTTGGTTTAGCAGGTGTTTATGAAGTATTTAAATTAGATGGAAGAAGCTATGAAGTTCCAACAACTGCATTTGGTGGAGCTGCTCAAGTATCTATCGAAGAATTCTTAGATGGAAGAGTAGATTTCAACACATTAGTAGAAATCGTTATGGAAGGATTAGATGAAGCTATCTATTTAGAAATCGAAAAAGCATTAATCGGAGCTGTTGATAGTTTAGGAACTAATAATAAATATGCTGGTGCAGGATTCAATGAAACTGCTATGGACAGATTAATTTCTATCGCTGATAGCTATGGAAAATCAACTATCTATTGTACTTATGAATTTGCAGCAACTATGGTTCCAGCTGAAGGTTGGGTTTCAGATGCTATGAAAGACCAAAAATGGAATAATGGATATTTAGCAAACTATAAAGGACATAATGTTATTGTATTAAATCAATCATTAGTAGATGAAACTAATACAACTAAAGTTATTGACCCAGCTTACGCTTGGATCATCCCAACTGGATCAAATGAAAAACCAGTTAAAATCGCATTTGAAGGATCAACTCTTGTTGATGACAGAAAAAATGACGATTGGTCTAAAGAAATTCAAGTTTATAGAAAACTTGGTGTTGGTGCATTAATCACTAATAATATTTGTGTATACAGAAATACATCTTTAACAAAAGAAGTAGCGCCAACTGGTTCTATTTAATATAATAGATTAATATAAAAACTTTGGGGAAGGTTTGGCATTTCTTTTATAAGAGGTGTTTTAACCTTCCCCATTTTTTATTTAGAGAGAAAAGGAGTTAAAATTATGATAGATGAAAAGAAAATTGTTAGAGTTACTAACAGAGATAATGGACACGTAGGTTATAGAATCCCAGATTTAAATAACTTAGTTCGTGACTTTAGTGCAAATGAAACTAAAAATATTACTGTTGAGGAGTTAAAGAAGTTAGCTTATCTTCCAGGTGGACCAACTTTAATTAGAGATTATTTAATAATCGATGATGCGGAAGTTGTAAAAGAAGTTTTAGGTGAAGTTGAACCTGAATATTATTACACTGAAGAAGATGTAAAGAACTTATTATTAAGCGGTTCTTTAGATGCTTTAAAAGACTGTTTAGAATTTGCTCCAAAAGGAACAATAGATTTAGTTAAAAAATTAGCTATTGAAATGCCACTTAATGATATTGCAAAAAGAAAAGCTATTTTAGAAATGACTGGATTTAATGTAGATGCAGCAATTATGGTTAATGAAGAAACTAAAGAAGAAGGCGAAGATACTCAAAAGGTAAGAAGAGTAAGTGAACAACCTAAAACTGAAGAAGTTAAACCTGCCGGAAGAAGAACTGCTGCTCCAACTGTTGGTGAAAGCAAATATAAAATTATAAAATAATAAATCTTGGAGGTGTAATATGGAAAATACAATAACTACTACACCTTTTTCTATGATTTATGATAGTTTTCTTAGTAAAATTACTGATGATATGTATATGGAACTAACTGAATTAGATACTTTTAGATTACTAGAAGAATTACTTGATGCGGCAATGCATAAATTTGAATTTCCGCGTTTTGATATCACAGACTATGAGGAAAACTATGTAGATGATGTAGAAACTTATGAGGGTGTTGAAAGTAATAATGAAGAAGTTCCAGCAATTATATATAGCGGTGGCCGCTTCAATGTTGCATTGACTTCAGAAGAAATTAACATTCTTTCAACTTATATGATAGTAGAATGGTTAGGTCAACAATTAGCAAGTGTTGAAAATGTTAGAATGAAATACAGCGGAAGTGATTTTAAGTTTACTTCTCAAGCTAACCATATGTCTAAATTACTTACTCTTAAAAAAGATTATGAAAGAGAAGGATTTCACCTTCAAAGACTTTATAAGAGAAGATTAAAAGATGAAGATGGTATTATGCGTTCAACATTTGGAACTATAATGGAGGAATCCCCTGAAGGTAGAAGGGGGTCTGGATTATGGTCTTAACAACAGGCGCAGAAATAACAAATGAAGCAATTATAGAAAATTTAAAAAAATTAACTAATCAAATTTATAAACTATTACCTAATAGAGAAGAAGCTATAGATTGGCAAACTCCATTAGGAACTATTATAGAAGAAATATCTGGAATGGATAAACTATTAATAGAATATCATGAAACATTATTTCCACTACTTTGTAAATTACAAGGTTTATACGATTTAACTGAAGAAAAAGATTTCTTCTTATATAGAAGAACAATCTTTGAATGTTTGAATTTATTATCTTCATTAAAGGATGGTGTATCACAATGTCAGGATTAGATACAATGTCAACTAGATTAAAATATGCTGGCGGAAATCGCCAAGTAGACAGAATGAATGAAGATAAGTTAAGGAGCTTAAAGAAAGCTCTTTTATATTCATATCAAAGCGCAACTGCAATTCTTGCAGATGGTAGAGAATTTAGATGTTTAATAAATCCTGATCAAATTAAAAACATTTATGATAATAAATATATTTCTATACCATTTGAAGATATTTGTTTAAATGAAAAAGAAATTAGCGCTGATGGTAAAGTTAAAATTAGAAAAACCTCAGAAGGTTTACAAGAAATTGGAATGAAGCCAGGCGATATATTCACTTGGAAAGAAAATGGTTCAGATTGATTAGTTTATTTAAGAAGATTAGAAGAAACTGCTTATTTTAGGGCAGAAATCCGCAGATGTAGATATACAGTTACTATTGATGATACTGATTATAAATGTTATGTTGCAAGACCTTCAACTAATGAAATAGATTGGCGTCATCAACAAGACAAACTTTGGAATGATATAGACTACACATTACAAATGTATATCACAAAAGATGAAAAAACTGAAGAATTCTTTCATAGATTTAGTCAAATTAAGATTAATAATAAACCATGGGAAGTTCAATCTATTGATAGCATGAGTTCTGAAGGAATTATAATAGTTTATTTAAAAGAGTGGTATCAAAATAGTATAGCTGAAGCTAAAGCAGAAGAAGATGCGGCAGCTGAGGTAGTAAGCGTAATTACCGAGGATGAACCTGTAATAGAAGGACCAACCGCAGTTTATCCATATGATAAGAAAACTTATACTATAAAAAATGCAGAAAATGGAACATGGGTTATAGGTAGCTCAAAAGCAAAGATTTTACAACAAGATGATACTACGGTTTATATAGAAATAACAACAGGTAGAAGTGGTAATTTTGAGTTAAAATATGTTAGAGAGAATGAAGAAGATATTATTTTAAATATCACTATTCAATCAATATAGAGAAAAAGGAGTGCGGATATGAAAAGAGATACAAGAAGTACAATTCCGCTAAAGTCATCATTCTTATCTTTTGAAAAAGATGTAGAAACAATATTAAGAGCATTATTTATAGAAAGTTATCCACATAGTGATGGTTTAAAAAGATTACTTGTACTAGGTACTAAGGATTGTTTAGATAATACAGAAAGTCAAATTTATAAAGATAAACTTGAAGAAATGACTTTACCTAAATTAATTCAAGATGGATATATTAAATTAAATCCTAAAATTAGAATGCCTGAACATGAAGAAATTAAATCTTATATGATTTTATCATGTGATAACTTTACTCCAAATAAAGAAAATCCTTATTATAGAGATTGTACAGTTACTTTTGATATAATATGTCATTTAGATTATTGGGATATTGGAGATTATAGATTAAGACCATTAAAAATAGTAGGTTATATTGATGGTTTATTAAACAATGCTAAATTAAGCGGAATTGGAGAATTAAATTTTTTAGGATGTAATGAATTAATCCTAAATGAAGATTTAGCTGGATATTCTCTATCTTATAGAGCTATCCACGGTAATGATGACCGATTACCTCCGCAAGATGAATAATAGATGGATAATGAGTTATTACTTTTGTCAGGTAATGACATTCCATTTATAGAAGCTCAAATTACTATTCATCAACCTACAATTAAAGAAATCGCATATATTGGGGAGGAAGCATTTTTTACAGGATGCGAGTTAATAAATTTTTCTAAAAACATTTTACCAGAACAGGACAAAGTGAATTTAGAAGATAAAACGAATTTTGATATATTAATAGCAATACTAAGAGAGCGTAATGCGGTAATGCAAAGAAATAGGAATTGCGTTGAAATGGTTCTGGCCCTTATTTTTCCAGTGTATACAATAGACTTTACAAATGAAGGAATTGTATTGGAAAGAGAAGAAGAACGCCATTTAATTAATAATGACAATTTTGAAGCCTTTAAAACTATATTCAATAGTATGTTCTCATTTAGCAGGGAGGAAACTAGAGACTATAATCCTAGTGGCGAAGTTGCTAAACGAATTGCAGAAAAATTGCAACAGAGACATCAAAAATTAGCGGAGTTAAAGGAAGGCAAGAAAAAGATTGACATATTAAGTCGTTATGTTTCTATTTTAGCAGTAGGTGAACATAAAGATATTAATTCATTATTAAATTTATCAGTTTATCAATTATTTGATGAATTTGAAAGATTTAAGTTAAAAATGAGTTATGATATTTATTTCCAAGCTAAAATGGCTGGAGCAAAGGATTTAAAGGAAGTTGAAGACTGAATGAAAGATATTCATTCGTAATATAATAAATATTTGAAGGAGGATAAACAAATATGAAATTTGGTGTAAGAGAAATTGCTAACGTAGTATTTAAAGCAAAAGCAGATACTACAATTGGAACATCTACTTTCAAAGCTGGTCAACCAGTATTATATATCGATTCAGCAACTACTTCAACTATTGAAGGTGCAGCTACTACTGTATATGCACAAGGTGGTAGAGGTAATACACGTCTAATCGCATGGGAAGGAGAAAAAACATTAACTTTCACAGTTGAAGATGCAT